CATTTACTACTGGTTTTACTGCTGGTACAATTACTCAAGGTTCTTTAAACATTACTGAGTACAATACTAGTTTTAACAAAACTAGCGCTGGAGCACCAGTATTGGTGAACAGTGCAGGAACTGTTGTTGTACCATAAGAAGTAGATAGACTGTTTTGTAGAAAAATGTATTATTAATTAATTAATGAAAGAAAAGAATTGTGATTGTTGTCTTGATTTAATTTGTAATATACGCGCAGCTTACGATTTTGTACGAGATGAGATCAAGATATGGTGGCCAAAGGCTTAGTGCTAGAAGGCCAACCATGCGTAGACGAACAGTAAGTCGAAGACAAACCCGAAGGGTTAGAAGACCAACACGAAGGGTTAGAAGACCAACATATAGGAGCATGGTAATGCGAGACGCGAGAAGAGACAGACGCAGATTATATTTTAATCCTGAGTTAAGAGGAATGGCAATGGAAGATAGAGATATCTTTGAGCGAGAGTTCAGGCTACCACCACCGCAATTGTTGTCACCACAACGAAAGAAGGTTAGACAGGCAATTGAGGAAACACCGCAAAAGTTGCCTGAAGGGCAAGCTTATTTAATGATTGTAGATTAATTTGTAAGTGTTTCTAGGAACAAAGTAATATTAATTAAATAAAATGAGGTTTACATCATCTAAAATACCAAAGGACAAATTGCCAGTCAAGTTTGTACAAAGAAGGGTGAAGCGTAAGTATCCGATTGAAGAGGATGAAGAGGATGCAGAAGCAAGAATGTTGAATTTTATGAGACGTAAGGCAGATAATTTAAGAAGTAAAAGAGGCAGAAGTAAAATGGTTGAAACACCAAGATTTATAGGTCCATTTTACAGACCGTACGAGAATATAGCTAAGAATATTTTTGAAGCAGGAAGAGGAGAAGCCGACGATGACTTAAGTTTGAAAGATATATTTCAAATACACGATGTAAGTAAGCGTGTATATAATTTGCCTGTACCTGAAGTGGAAGTGTTTGAAGGTCATGCGTCTGACGCATGGCGAATTAAGAGACGTTTGAGAATGAAGAAGTTGTTTGATATGATGAAGATGAAAACGTTTGGACCTTAGATAAAATTTTTAATTACATTAATATTGTTTATAAGAATACGATTGTAATTTACGTTTGTTTTTTCTATATTTAAAACCACCACGAGGTTTAGCATTAATATAACGAACAATCTTGTCACCTTGACGTAGACGGTCAGTCACGTTTTTGGCTGACATGTTGACAACACGAATAGGGTAGAATTTTGCCATTTAATTAATTAATAATACTTTCTTGCTAGAAACAGTCAGAAATTAATTGAGGACCAAAGGTTGTGGGTTAGTATTACCCCACAACCTATGGTCCATGGTCCAGAAGTCGATGTTTCTAGGAACAGACAGACTTCTGTGTCATGGTAGGAACAAAATTTTGCTGTACCTACCTTGGTCAAGAAGTAAAATTTTTCATTTTTTTTCAGCCGGTAATGTGTACCTCCCTTGGGCAAGACAACATTTTAACGGCTCTTTCACAGATTTTTTCATTTTCCGGTAATCAATTTTGAGCGAGAAAAATGAGAAAAATGAACAAAAATGTCTTATTAAATAATTGGTCAACTCAATTACCGGAAAAAAATGTCAACTACCGTTTTTGAGGATGAGTTGTCTGTTTCTAGTAACGATGGCACTGTAGTCAGTAATGACGAGAACAGTGCACCTAGAAACAGAAGACGACCAGCTGAACAACCAGCTGAAGCAGGAGGTAAGCATTATGATTACTGCTTTACCTTGAACAATTATAACGACGCGGCTATAAACGCAATTAGGGAGTTTTATGAAGCGGAATGTACATACCTTGTGTACCAGCATGAACGCGGTGAGTCTGGAACACCCCATTTCCAGGGCTTCTTCAGATTCAAGTCTCGAAGATCCTTTCGAGCGATCTTGCAGATACTTGAGCAGCGCGGGTTGCGAGGCATACATTTGGAACCCCGTAGAGGAACAATTGCGCAAGCCATTGAGTACTGTACACGGGAGTCCAAAAGGGACATGGGAGGATCCCCAAATGTCACTGAGTATGGAAATAGACCATCTGGTCAAGGAAGCAGAACGGATATCCGAAGCGCTTTGGAGAGTCTCAGATCAGGCAAAGCTCCTGGAGATTTGTTCGAAGCACATCCAGAAGTCATGGTCAAATATTCCAGGGGCATGTCCGAAGCCAGATTGGCTTTTCAGCAGCCCAGAAGAAGTAAAACCATTGTCAAGTGGTATTATGGATCCACTGGTACTGGAAAGTCGCGCGCTGCGTGCGATGAATTCCCGGATGCATACTGGAAGGCAGGTAGTAGCAAGTGGTGGTGCGGATATTATGGGCAGAGGTGTGTCATCATTGACGACTATCGATGTGACCTCTGCACCTTCAGCAACCTCTTGCGTTTGTTTGACAGATACCCCTTGCTTGTCGAAGGAAAAGGGGTATCTATGCAGTTCGTTAGTGAAACGATTATCGTTACCGCGCCACGGAGACCAGAAGACATGTGGTCGAAACGAACTCAGGAAGATATGCAACAGCTGCTTAGAAGAATTGAGGAAGTAAAGCTGTTTGGTGAAGAACCTGCAGAGGTTATTGAACCACGTATTCTTCCCACATTTAATCGATAGAAACAGATAGACTGTTTTGTAGAAAAATGTATTATTAATTAATTAAAATGCCTGCACAAAAGCGCAAAGCAAGTTACAGCTATGGCACCCGCCAAATTGCTGATTTTTTGGAGAGAGAGGTGAGAAAACAAAAGCAGCAAGAAGCCATAAGCATGGCGGCTGGCATAGCAAACCCAGGTGCTAGTATAGCTACATTACGTGGAGCTAGACAAAAGTACCTGAACGATATGGGTTTACCATATGGAGGCAGTGGTTTATACACTGGCCGTGGTATGTACTCAGGTAGAGGTAAGTTCGGGTTGAAGGATATGGAAGGCATGGGTCACCGTTTTTTAACAAAGGGTATCCCCAATATCCTAAAAGCCGCAACTGGAATTAAGGGGTTTATGGGTAGAGGAGCTTATGCAGCAACGAATGAGGTAATGGAGGGAAGTCCTATGGCTTCTGCTAACATTGAATCATCGGGCGATGAAACAGGCTCTATTGTTATTACTAACAGAGAGTATGTTGGTGACATATTTGCTCCTTCTACTAGTGGAACGTTTGACATAACCCCTTTTCCTCTAAACCCTGGTTTAGAACAAACATTTCCATGGTTAGCACAACTTGCTGCTAACTATGAGGAATACGAGTTTATACAACTGATTTTTGAATTTAAAAGTGCTATTCAGGACGTGAATTCAACAAACGGTCAAGTTGGTACAGTAATTAGTGCAACTAATTATAATGCCAGTCAACCACTGTTTACTGATAAGCCACAAATGGCTGCATATTATGGTAGTGTCAGTAGTAAGACTACTGATGATCAAAATGCTGGTGTTGAATGCGATCCTGCTAAATTGTCAGGATCAGCTGGTCAATATGTTCGAACAAATCCTGTTTTAACAGGTGAAAGTTTGAAAGAATATGACCATGGCATATTTCAACTTGCTACACATAATATTCCTACTGCTATGCTTAATGGTACTTTGGGTGAACTATATGTTTGCTACAAAGTGTTATTAAGAAAGCCTAAGTTTTTAACTGGAAGAGGTCTGGCAATCACCAGAGCGTTATTTGTTTCCGGAGGTAGCGAGTCAAATACGCTACCTTTAGGAACACAAGCGTTATTATTGAAGGGACAACAAAATAATTTAAATGTAGTATGTGAAGTGTCTGCAAGTACCGTGAAATTAACATTTCCGTCGTATTATGCAGGATCACTTGAAGTAACTTTGTTTGTTGAAGGAACAGGAGCAATTGCTGGCAATGCGTTGTCTTCGAAAGCTAAGACAGGAAATGTTGAATTTATTGATGATATGTATGGAGCTGGGTCTGGTTCAACAGACAGTCCAACAGCAGAACAACAATCATTGTCAACATTAAACGCTAATTTTACTGTTCATATTAGATTGCAGCCTGCAACGAATGCAACTAATAACACAGTGACATTTACTACTGGTTTTACTGCTGGTACAATTACTCAAGGTTCTTTAAACATTACTGAGTACAATACTAGTTTTAACAAAACTAGCGCTGGAGCACCAGTATTGGTGAACAGTGCAGGAAC